GAGACAGCAGTTTAGAAGAGACGACCACATCGTAGGCACCAGGAATAATCTTGATGTTCTCTACTTTGAAATTGAAAGTGAATACATCTTCAGTTTCACCAACAACGATTGCATATTCATTGGAGGTATCGTTCTTCTTGTCGCGAACCACCAGTTTGATTACACCTGCCTCACCAATGGCAGACAAATCAGGAAGTTGATAAACTTGTGCTGCTTTGACAAGTTTTTCCAAAGAAGCACTATCAAGTTGGAAGCAGACATCTTTTGTAGGCAGAGTGATGTCTTTTTCAGGAGGAGCAGTGATCACATTAGGATCTGCGAAGAAATACTTCACACGACGCTTACCTTCTTTGATCGACAGATAAGTATCTTCATTGAAATCCAGATCAGGATCTTGGTGAAGACTCAAACCATTCAAGAACTGGTTCAGATCGTAGATAGCAAAGTCACGAGGAAACTCTTCACTGATGTCCGCTTCGGCAAGGATGTTCTTTGCCATAGAAATAGTGCGAAGTTTGTTACCCTGCTTCACCAGAATCGAATTGTTGATACCTGCAAAGTTCTTGAGAATGTTCAGGGTATTGTCAGTCAGTTTCATTTGTTGATTCATTGATTGTAAGTTTCACGTTTTGCGTTCTTGTCATTGAAGTGCATCAGAAGCACAGCATAGTGCAAGATCTTCATAATGTCACGTCGGGCAGTGCCTTTCTTATCATAACGAGAGGCATACTTGAGGATGTTAGATCTGCAGAATGCTTCACCATCACCACAAGCTTCAATCAGATCGAGTGTCTGAATTTTGTCATCACCAGCGGAGTAGTGAGCGTTATAAGTGCCGGAAATATATTCAGACAACTCTTTAAGAATAGCATCCTCATCATACTTGTATCGATTAGGATCTTTGTTCATTGGAGGATTAGTGTAAATAGTCAAATTGTGTTCGTCTTCGGGACCAAACATAGCATCGTGTAGTAAAGACCAAGAGTTTGTCATTATTATATCAGGAGACTACCTCCTCGTCAACGGGCATTTCAAAATCCTCATCAACTTTATCATAAAGTTCCAAGAATGCCTGCTTAGTTTCATCATCGAAACGATTGACGCAAACTTCGATTGCCTTTTCTTTATTAGCAAAGATGCTGTAAGCACGGATGATATGAACCAGACGACGGGTGGAGATGATCTCCTCAATACCACCATCATAGAAGGTCTTACGGATGATATCTGCCCAGTCTACAAGACGCTTGCAGAAGTCAGGAGCAACCACATTGAGATCATTAGCAACACCTTGCAGGATCTTTACTTCGTTAGCAGGAGTCGGATACTCTTGCTCAAAGGTCACTGGGAATCGCTCAAGGAATGCTTCGTTGAGCACGTTAGTTCCAATGAATCGTCCATCGTCGCTACCTTTACCTTTAGTGTTTGCGGTTGCGATGACATTGAAACCGTCACTGGGTCGAATAAACTTTCCGATCTTTTTAAGAAAGACTCCATTTCCTTCAAGGATACTTTGGAGACAGAGAATTTTATTAGAGGCGAGGTCGATCTCGTCAAGGAGCAGGACAGCTCCTCGCTGGAGTGCTTCAATGACTGGGCCATTGTGCCAGACGGTTGCACCATCAACAAGGCGGAAACCGCCAATAAGATCATCTTCATCGGTTTCGATAGTAATGTTTACACGGATGAGTTCCCGACCCAGTTGCGCACACGCTTGTTCAACCGAGAAAGTCTTTCCGTTACCGGACAATCCCGTAATGAACGTTGGATAGAATAGACGGGACTGAATAATTTTTTTAAGATCACCGAAATTGCCAAACTTGACGAAGGTATCATCTTTCAGAGGAATGAGATTTTGTTCAATTGCAGGCATTGCTGCAGGAGCACTATAAGACACTTCCAGTTCTTTTACTGTCTCCTTTGTTACTTCAAGATTCCACTTACCGTGACCAGTCTTGTAGTCAGAAAGTTTCTTAGTAACAGTCTGGTAGTTTGCACCATTCATTGCACACCAGGCACGAATATCACCAGAGGTTACAGACTCTCCATACACTGCCTGAAGAGAAGTGCGAATGTAATCGGGGGAGAGAGACATAATGTTGGTTGTTTGTTTTAACTGAAGTTATTATACACAAGAAAGGGCACTCAATGGTGCCCTCTGTGCCAGTTAAAAAATTGGATCACTTCTTGGCGCGAAGAGAACGCTTAGGAGCAGCAGACTTCAGTGGTGCTGGTTCAGCAGGTTTTACTGCCTCAACAGGAGGTTCTGGAGCTGCTACTGGTTCTGGTGCAGGAGCAGGTACAGGTGCAGGAGCAGGTGCCTTTCCTCTAATGAGATCGCCAAATCTTGACATTTTTAATTCCTAATTTCTATAGAAATATTTATCAAGCGACGAGTTCAATAAACTCGGAGAGAATCCTCTTGTTAACCTTTTTACCCTTGAGAGATTTTGCAAAAGCAGACTTGATTTGAGTTTTACTAGCACCATCATTAACATCAAAATCAGTATTGCTGGAGAGTGACGATGCAGAGATTGCAAAGTAAGAACGATATCCAGAGTTATGAATAGTGAAAGAACGTTCTTTCTTCCAAACCTTTTGGAGTTTGACAAATCCCTGAAAATCAGTGTAACGACGTATAAAACTGTTAGCGTCACGAGGTTCAAGGACACGAATACCGATGAAGTTGGTATCAGGATGACTGTCTGACATCAGTCGCAGAAAACTATCTGTGACATCCCACCAATTGCGTCCAATGTGATAGGTCCTACCATTTTTACGATTGCGAAGGTAACAATTCTCACCGAAACTACGCATACCCAAATAAGGTTCAGACTCCCAATGACGCTGAACTGTTTTATGAAACTTGTTAGAGCAACCCTCACCATCAGTGAGAACAACACACTGAACTTTCTGAAGTTTGTTTTCCTGCTTGAATTTAGGAATGATAGAGTTAAATCCAACCAGTGCTTCATTCAAAGGTGTGCCTGACAGATGCAAACCAATAGGAATACGATACTCAATATACCTAGTGAAAGACCAAGCGACACGGAACATATTACGCATCTGCCGTTCTAGATCTTTCAGTTTAGTTTTGTGCGTGAACAGGTGCAGCAGACTAGTCCAGTCAGGAATAGCCATAACACCTTCTTTTGGTTCATAACTACCACGAGGAAGATAAGAAGTATTGTCTTCCCAAGGATAATCGTTCGTGAAAGCATACACATCAAAAGGAATATTAACTTTCTTACAGAACCACATCAGGTTGAAGAGTTGTTTCATAGTGTCTTCCATAACATTGGTCATTGAACCAGACCAATCCAACAAGAACATTAGACCGTGACTCTTTCCTTCAGCAAGGGTAGTTACTTTTTTAAACAGGTCTTCATTGTATCGATAAGTATGTAACTTGCTTGTATCGAGCACTCCAGTCCGACTAGTAGTAGCACGAGCATAAGAGTCTGCAGACTTACGGCATTCGAATTCTTTGACAAGATAGTTCACCTCCTTTTGTGCGGATTTTTTAAATTTTTGAAAGGAAGCATCTACAGGGTAGAAAATTTCCTCTGGAATATCATCCCATTCAGAAAAACCACTGTGCAGTTTTTCATTACTGATCACCATCTTATCAGTGTTGATCTCTGGGAGTTCAATGTACTCATTCTCTGTGGTCATACGATTGACCAGATTTTTGAGTCCTTCCTCAAGAGACTTCATCGTCTCAACTTCAGGTTCTCCAAATTGTTCTGCTTCACCATCATCTAGTTCAGATTGATCTTGAGTATCAGCACCTGCAGTGCCACCATAAGATTCATCTGGATTGGGTTCTTCAGACTGACCCTCATCACTACTGGAACTGTCTGATTGTTCAGAATTAGAACCTTCATTTGCAGGTGATTGAGGTGGTTCAACATCTTTATGTTCCTTCTTGCAGAAGTCATACAAGATTTTAGAAACCTCTAGGACATCAGCAAAAGTTTCTGTGTTAGCAATCAAGTTGAGGATTTCACGTTCCTCATCATTGAAAGGAATTCCAACAAAACTACCAATCTTGAAATACAGGTTTGCTTTGTCGGCAAGATTCATAGTGCTGACATCATCATCAGCAATATCAAAGAAGTCAGCATCAGACAGTTCTTTGTATCCACGAAAGAAACTCTTGGAGATGCCAGCATACCGACGCTTCATCAGTTTCTCAATACGAACATCTTCGACCACATTTACAAACTGTGGAGGAATCTTATGTTCTTTGATCCAATCTTCATCTGGTGTGTAGAGAGCGTGTCCTACTTCGTGAGCAACCAGAAGATCATATACATTATTACTTGCTTTCTCCCACATCGGCAGAGTCAACACACGAGTGTGGACGTTGAAGCAAGCAGTTTCAACTTTCTTGTTCTCCACAATCAAATCTTCAGTCGCAAGCAGTTTAGCGAGTTGAGACTTGATTTCGTGTTTGACTGCCATTTGTCCTTTGCGTATGGACGTATTATACAAAAAAAGGAGGTCCCAAGACCTCCTAGTGGACAGTTTTTAAACTGGACTCACTTATGCTTTCTTATGCGTTGGGTGAGAACTTTCTTCAAGAACCTCCATTTCGGTGATAGGCATACCCTTCTCTACACCGTGCTCAAACATTACATCATAGTGATGGACAACTCCATATCTGTCAGGTTCAGCGTGCTGACCGAAGATGCAGGTTCCTTCACCAAACTCTTCGTGGCAGACTTTCTTGGCACAATTGTGCTCACCCTTTTCAGACTTGGGTACGCAATCCTCTTCTTTCTTGTCTTCTTTCTTCTCGTAGATAGAAGCATATGCTTCTCTAAGAGAAATAAATTTCTTGGAGTCCATCGTATTGCAGTGTTTTCAAATATTTATAAAACTCTAATGCTATCACGGGAAAACGATGTGTATCTAATTTTACGCTTCAGGTCTTGTAGTGCTGCTCTACGAGCTCTCATTGCCTGTGGTTTGAGAGTTCGCTTTGCTTCTTTCTTGGAATGGTGCTGCCAGTTGGGTGTGTTCATTTTAGGTAACGGCCCAGTCTATGACCGTGCGAATTTTTTGATTGTAAGACCATACAGATTTTAGCATATCGGCATTGATTCCGTTGGATTCCATCTGAACTATCAAGGAATTCAAATCTTTAGGGAAACAAGTTCCACCAAATCCACGATCATTATCAAATCCAGGAACTTGGGTGTGAGAATTTCCAATTCGACTATCAGATGTTACACCATCAGAAACTACACTGTAATTCATTCCAGTTGCTTCACACAAATCATACATTTTGTTAAAGTATGCAACTTTACACGCTAGGAAACTATTTGCAAAGTATTTAATAGCTTCACTCTCATCAGAGGTTGTAATCACACTTGGAATATCTGGAAAAATAGTTGAAAAGAAATTGACAAATTGTTTGCAAAGATTTTTGTCTCCACCAACAACATTTCTTTCAGAATTTCTAAAATCTTCTACCGCATTTCTTGCAGTTAAAAATTCTGGATTGTGAATAACCTTATACTGTTTAGAATACTTTTTAGTTGTACCAATAGGTACTGTTGATTTAATTACAAATATGCCCTCAACGTTTTTGGGAAGACTTTCAAAAAAAGTATCTAGAATTGAAAGATCACATTCACCTTTACTTTTCATCGGAGTTGGAAGACAAACAAAAATAAATGTCTGACTAAGAACCTCATCTAAAGTATTGAATGATTTATTCTTATCTACATCAAAAACTTTACAAGTTACCTTGTCTCTAAGATTTTGATATACTGCGTTACCAACAAATCCATTTCCAATAATACCAATCATAAAATCATCCTACTAAATCCTTTTACTTTTTCAAATTTTATCACATTCTCAAACTTATCGAGCATATCTTGTTTATGTGAGATAACGAAGATGTTTGCGTCTTGAACAACATAACGGATGATCTTAAGGAACTCATCTGTTCCAAATCCGTCAAGAGATGAGTCAAAGACTTCATCCATAATCAGCAGGTTAGTGTTGGCGGAATTTTTGACCCTAGCGACTTCCCTCCAGGTAAAAAGTAATGCTAGGTCAATTCTCATCTTCTCACCTTCACTGAATGAACTATATGAGAAGTTTTCGTGGATAGGGGACTCAATGTTTTCACCAAATTCTTCATCAAGTTTAAAGTTGATGTAGAAGTCCATCATCTGTAGGTAACGGTTTACCTGCTGATTTATGAACGGAAGATACTTCTTAATAATCTTCGTTTTTACGCCATCGTCCTTAAGTAAGGAATAGGCAAAATCGTGATAAACGATTTCTTGTTTTTTGTCTGATAAGTCTTCAATTGTCTTGTGGAGATTTTCTCTAAACTCTTCTAACTTCTCATGCTCAGTATTTCTGTTCTGTAAGTTGTTGGTAATAGTTTGAATTTCATTTTCAAGACCTCGGATCTGTCTCTGGTTGAGATTGATTCGAGTATTGTTTTGAGAAATGTCATGCGTTAGTTTCGTAATCTCCTTGGAAAGGGCAATGAATTGACGCTCTCGTTCTTGTTCGAACTTTATTGTTTTCTCAAGTTCTTCATAACCATCTCTAAGTTCCTTTGCTTTATTTTGAGCGTCCTCAATTCTATTTAACCGAAACTCTTCTTCAATATCTTGAGTACAAGTAGGGCAGACCGTATTTTCTGTGAAAAACTTATGTTCTTTGGTAATTGTGCCTACTTTTTGGGACAATTTACCCTTCAGATTGTTTAGTTTTGCTAACTTGTCCTCTGCTCCAGTGACGCTTTCTTGCTCCTTCGCAAACTGCGAAATAGATTCTTCAAGACCTTCATTCTCCTTCATATAAAGAAGAACTTCCTGATCTAATGTATCAATCTTTTTATTATTAGCATCGATATTTGCATTGCCACGATTCTCTAATTCTTCGATGAAGTTCTTCTGCATCTTCATCTTGTCCTTTAGAGTTTCTTTCTTCAGGTCTAAAGACTTGACTTGATTCTTCTTTTCTCTGACATACTCTTTGAGGATATTATTCATAGCAGAGAAAATTCTGATGTCTAGAAGATCCTCAATAACTTCACGACGATTAGAAGCAGTGAGTTGCATAAAGGGTACAAAAGTGCTGCTACCCAGGATTACAATCTGCGTGAAGGACTTGTAATTCAGTTTAAGAATATTTTCTTCCAAGATACGCTGCATCGCCCTGTCGTCTGCCTCACGATGCAATGGAGTGCCATTTACAATGATATCAAAGAGATTTGGTTTGATACCACGACGAACAAGGTATTGTCTTGTATTGACTGTAAATTCAATCTCAACCACACACTCACGCTCATTAGTCGTGTTTGCCAGTTGCGGTTTATTGATCTTACGATATGGTTTATTAAAAAGAACAAAGGTCAAGGCATCCAACATTGTGGACTTACCTGCACCATTAGTTCCGACGACTAGATTAGTTCTATGCTGATCAAGGCATACTTCTGTAAACTGATTTCCAGTGGAAAGAAAGTTCTTATACCTGATCTTCTGAAACGTTATCATCTAGTCTGGGGGGAATAACAATATCACTGGGTTTGACCACAGTATAACGATAATTATACAACTTACAGGTCCGAATTGCAAGTGCTCCGTCAACCTCTATGACCTCCATCTCAGCGTCTTCCTGATCGTTGAGTTGCATGGCATAGCGTTCTGCGTCATCTTCTTCCTCAAAGAGAAAGAGGACCTTATTACCTTTACGGTCGTGAACCGCATAGGCACCGTCCTCTTTTTGATCTTTGACTGTAAGAAGAAACATTACTCTACCTCACACGCTTGAGCATAGATTTTCTGCAGAATGCCTTTGACAACAGTTTTGTCGCAATCCATTTCTGCCTCATCAATATATCTATTCAAAATACAAATTGTGTTTTCCGTTTCTTCTACTTCAAAGTCATCATCACAGTGAATTTCAAAGTTTTCAACAATCTTCAGATCTTGAACACCGATTGAATAGAGTTTATCAATGAACTTTTCAAAATCTTTAGGACTACTCTTCTTCTTGACAATAACCTTTACAATCTTTTCTTTGTAGTCTCTAAAGTCAAACAACTTGTAGTTAGTATCTTCGTAGTAAAGATTTCGGAAGATTGTAAATGGATTATTAATATGTTCGTGCTCTAGAGTTTCAGTATCAAAGATTGTGAAACCACGAGGATCGTTTACATCATTCCAATACATCTCATACGGATTGCCTAGGTAGAAGATTGTTCCGTTGTCGCTCCGTGTATGGTAGTGTCCTGAAAACACTTTGTCGAACTTCTCAAATACGTCGCAGTCCATACCTTCTTCCATGACGTGTCCGCGATGCGCTCTAAATCCGTTGAGCTCAAGGTGCCCCATCGCGCATGTGCTATTAGAAACTTTAATAGATTGGACACTACTTTCAAAATTTTCATTGTTAATCCAGGGAATGAAAAGTACTTTGAGTTTATCTAACTTTACTTCCTCAACTTCAGGATAAACAATAACATTTGGATATTGTTTAAGAAGAAGTCCAACTGTATTTACCTGATTCGTATTCTTATAATATGCAGTATGGTTGCCAACAACAGTATGAACTGTGATGCCCAATTTTTCTAGGCGATCATAGTAGTTCTCCTTTGCCCATTCAAGTGCCCACAGATCAATACTCCGACGATTGTCAAAGGTATCTCCCATATCGACTACAGTCTTGATATTATTTTCTTCTAGGTATGGAAAGAAAATCTCATCATAGAACCGCTTGAAATGGTCGTGAAGATACTTAGAGGACTTTCTAGCACCAAAGTGCTGGTCTGTGATAATGGCAATCTTCATCGATTAGTAGTCTTATATTGAATATTATCCTTGATAGCATTATAGTCTGAACTGCTACCAGAAAGCAAGCTATCGTCAACCATCATAACTTCATCAAATCCAGTACGTTCGATGATCTTGGTTTTGATTTCTAACTGCTTCTTCTCCTTTTGGATCCTGCGGAGAAACGCATAATGAATGATCTGCGTAAAGTAAGCAAAAGGATTCTTGGATTTCTCAGGATCAAAATTATGAATGTACTGAATGCAATTTTCGATTCCATCTGAGATCATATCGTCGCGGAACATATAGTTGACGAAGTTTGGTTTATACGACAGGTGTGTCGCAATCTTCAAAAAACATTCGCCAAGATAGTTGGAGATCTTTGGTTTATCATCCCAATGCTTTGCTCTCTCCTCTTTCGTTGTGATTTCTTTATTGAAAGTCTTCAAGTGAGACTTTTCAACTTTTGTACGATAAACAATTAGTGCTTCAAGAAGTTCCTTGTTGTTTACATAATGTTCTGATTTCTTTCTAGACATAATACCATTGCTAGTTTTAGATAAACTCTTGTTATGTACATATTATAACACACTTTCAGGGCTTGACAAGATAGTGAAATATGAATAGAATACCTTTGTTAGGTTTGAAGGATCAGCTCTAGCTTTCTTTAGTATCTTTTAGTTTATAGAGATCCTCTAGCATTTTTCTAGCATCCTCTACTGAAGAAATATATCCCATCTTACTGGTAATTGTTGCTTCTTGGGAATTTTTTACTTCTTCTTCATATGCAGAATCTTCTGCACAATCTTCAACATAATTGGTGTATATCCTAATCATATTTTCATCTTTCACTTCAGACATAGTAACGATCTTATCTAATTTAATTGCAAACAAATCATCAGAAGGCAATGTCATCCACGGTTTGACCTTCAGTAGTGACCCTGCAGGTGTATTGATGACTTTCATAATAACTGGAGTTTGCATTAGCAGAATCTCTTCCCCTTCTACGTCATCAGCGTAGACAAGAGCAAAGATTTCTTCACCAGTGGTTAGTTTTATTGCGCTGTAAAAAGCATCTCCCATATTAGTTCTTGAGTGGTATGTTTACAATATCGTAGTTGAAGTTCTCTTCGTTATATACTTTGATTCTCTCAATCAAATGATTAAGTGTATAATTTTTCCTGGATTTGTATGATATGTCGTCAGCAATATCATAGAGTGTTGCCTTCGTCTTGTTATTTCCTTTTCTAAGTACCCTTCCAATAGATTGGAGATTCCGTATTCTAGACTTGGAAGGAGAAGCAAAAATGACATTATGGAGATTCTTGATATTGATACCAGTAGAAAACGTTCCATATGAAGCGACAATAATCGCGTTGTTCTCTTGCTCTGTAATCTCCCTCACCTTTTCTCGATCTTCGGTAGCAACACCACCGTGAACAAAGAAGACATGACGATCTTCGATACTGCTATTTATCAAGTCATATAATGGTTGTCCGTGACCTTCAACTCTTTGAAAAAGAACTAGTGTGTTCCCTTTGAGATCCAATGCAAGATTACGAATAAACTTATTGCGTCTTTCGTGATTGATGATATACTGAACTTCTTCCTCAAAGTTCTCAAACTTATGTGGTGAGTGCTTCAGTAGAAGTACATTGATGTCCAGTTTAGCAACGTGCCCTTTCTTCATCAGCTCTTCTGTTCTGATGATTTTATATGCAGGACCAAACAATCCCTCAAGAACCCATTTGTGAGTTTGTGTGCCATCAAGGGTTCCAGTAAATCCATAACGAAACTTTGCATCAGAAAGTTTTGACATTATAGATATTAAAGATTTTGACTTAAACTGGTGTGCTTCATCTCCAACGACTACATTGAATCTTGAAAAGTATTTGCGAGGGAGTTTGTAGATGGACTGCCAGGTGGTGATAATCACTTGTGAGTCAGTTTCTCTTTCACGTCCAGCATATATTTTGTGGCAAAATGAACCTACGTCCCAACCATAGTCTGCAAAATCTTTATACATCTGCTCTACTAGGGAAGTCGTCGGAACGACTATCAGAGTATTTTGTCCGCGCTCAACGTGATATCTCACAATCGAATATATCATCAGAGACTTTCCAGAGGCAGTTGGGGATATCAACAACCTTCTATTATGCCGTAGGGCGTCGTATACTCCCTCTACTTGGTAATCCCGTGGAGCATACTTACTGATAGACGTTATATAATCTTTCACACCTTCCTGTGAAATCATCTCATTTACTTCAAATGGTAACCCATAATACGGATTATTCAAAAATTCATAACTGTACTCATGAGACTCACAAAAATGTCTAATTTTATCTAACAGACCGACATAGATCTCCCCTGTCTGCACATTAAATAAACGAATTTTTCCATCCCAATACTTACTACGGTATTGAGGCATAAATTTTGCACCAGGCACATCAAATGTGAACTGGTCTGCTAGTTCGTAATATACGTGTGGGTCTGCTTGAATGTGGAGATATACTTCGTTCTTCTTACTAATAATCAAATGAGACATAACTCATAATATTAAGATATTAGTATTTATCTGGGCGTGTCAAGCCATATGTTGGGAAATTTGATCAATAGTTGAGTTTCTTGTTTGTGAATTTCTTAATGCAGTTGGCTGATGTCTACGTGGCAACTTGGAAATTCTCTCTCTTTCTTTTTGTGCAGCAGCTTGACGTTGTGCCTCTGCTTGAGCAGCAGCTGCCTCTTGATTTGCCATCATCTGCTGAGCATACTGCTGTCTCAATGCCATAATCTTCTTCTGGCGTTCAGTAGGTTCTTGCTGCTGTGGTGCTGCCTGCTGTTGTTGTGGTGCAGGTCTATAATCAACCTTCACGTTACCAGGTCTGTTATCGCCTTTTGGTAATGCTTGTCTTGGTCTAGCACTGACTTGTTGCTCTGCAGGTTTAGCAGTAGCATCAGATTTCTTGGTTGCACCAGTCAAAACTGTACCAGCAGTTCCTGGTGCATTTCTACCACCAAACTTTGCATCACCTGATGTAGAAATCTGTGAGACCAATCTAGTGAGGTTTGGATGATTATCGTGCATACCATCAAGAACATCCTGTGCAGAGACCTTCAGTGCTTTTTTCTCGTCTCTTCCAGCAGTCTTCATATTGACGTTAGCATCGGCAACTCTATTGGCACGATTCATAATATCCTGTTGAATCTTCTTACGCTCTTCCTTGGACTTATCTCCGTGGAATCTTTGCGCATAAGCTTTAGCTGCTGCCTTATAGGTCGCTAGGAACTCCCCAGACTCTGCTGAAGCAAGTTGAGCACCTCCACCCTTCTTCATACTAACTCCACGCCTTTCCTTTGGATTCTTGGCGTTATAGATCTCAAGGTCACCTTTTGGTGTTACATTTTTACCACCAGCACCCTTCCAAGTTCTGGAGAGTTTTGCATTGGGATCTGATCCACCAGTTACTCTAGCGGAGTGTCTTCCTTCAACAGCACCTCTAAATTTCTTTTGGGATGCTAAAGCGTGAACACCACGAATAGCATCATCTAGTTCTTTATGATAGGTATCAAGATCAGCATCTTGCTTACCTTTCTTTACAGAAAAACCTCTCTTTGCATTATCAAAGTGCAAAGGATGCTTGGGATCAGTTTTTGAATACTGAACCTCTGTGGTCATTATCTCTAATGCCTTATCATATTCTTTATCTAATATCGCCTGTCTTACTTCTTTACCGTGCTTTCCGTGAGAGATAAAGTGATTCCACAACTTTCTATGGGCGTGCTCTTCACTATACTTCTCGGTTATAAATGCACTAAACGTCTTCATCTCTATAGACAATTTATTTCTATTTATTCCACTTGGAACTTATATTCTAGAATCATCCTATAAAGAAAGTCCTTCAGAGCATTAACTCTTTCCTTTTCATTTTCATCACCTGTAAAATTTTCTGATTGAAACGATATAGATTTGTATAACTGATGAACATCGCGAATATCTAGTTCCATCTGGATATAAGGAACATCTGCCATATCATCCCAATCGCTTTCGTAATCGTATTCCATCAGTCTTTTTCGAATGTATAATCCAATATCATTCTAT